GACGTGATCTGGAAGCACCTGGACGGGGCGAAGGTATACCTTGGGCTGCTCGTAACGCTGGTGGGTTTCCTCCTCGGCTGGCTCCCCGAAGTGCTGTCGGCGGCGCAGCTCGACGCAGCGACTATCGCCAAGGCGGTCGGCCTGCTGACTACGGCGCTCGGCCTACTGCACAAGGTCGTCAAGGCAATCTCGGTCTACGGAGTTCCCGCGAAGCCGTAAATGCCGCCACTACGCCAACTGGCAATGACGGCACCGTCGCCAGAGCAATGGTGGGACTTTGCCTCTAAGGCAACGCTCGTGCTCGCCATCCCGTTCGCTGGCGGTGCCGTCAAAGCGTATCGACGCTGGCGCAAGCGGCGCGAGGTCCGCACGCTCGAGGCGAAGGCCGTGCGCTACATCCTCGACGCCATGCGGCATAGCCTATTCGCCCTCACGGCAAACGAGCGCCACCTTTACAGCCTCGATGAACTGCAGCGCCAAAAGCTACTGATAGACCAGCTCCGAGATGATCTATGGATAGCCGACGGCCACAGCCTCGAACGCGCCAACCAGGAGCGCATGGCCGAGATTGTCAGCGTCATCACGCGGACCCAGGCGATCGCAGCCAAGCAGGAAGCCTATAGGGCCGGGCAACCGCCCATGTTCAAGGATCCGTCATGAGGACGATTCTCCAGAAAACGCCAAAAACTTACGCAAGGTAGCGCAAAACACATGCCGAAACATGCAACGCGAACGAGTTTCAAGCCGGGCCAAGGAGGCCGCCCGAAGGGAATTCTGAACAAGGCGACTGCGGAATCGAAGGAGCTGGCGCTCGCGTTCCTCACTAAGCACTACTGGCCGACGCTCGAAGACCGCTGGAAGCGTGGCAACGTGATGTGGCCGGAGGTGCAGACGCTTCTAGCCTACGGGCACGGCAAGCCCAAGGAAACGCATGAACTCACCGGACCAGACGGAGGGCCGCTGCAGCTAGCGCGGATCGAAGTGGTGATCGTAGATGGCAAAGACGCTCAGGATTGAGACGGCGCGCGTGTTCCGCCCGCTGCTCGACCCGGCGCGCTATAAGGGCGCGTTCGGTGGGCGCGGCAGCGGGAAGTCCCGCGCGTTCGCCGCGATGCTGCTCGAGCGCTGCCTCGCCAAGACCACCCGCGCCGTGTGCGTCCGCGAATTCCAGCGGACCCTCGAGCAGTCCGTCAAGCGGCTTCTCGAGGATCTCATCGGGCTGTACGAGCTCGGGAGCCTGTTCCGGGTGCTGAACACGCACATCGAGACGCCCGGCGGCGGGATCATCATCTTCCAGGGCATGCAGGCGCACACGGCCGAGAGCATCAAGAGCCTCGAGGGCTATGACGTGGCGTGGGTCGAGGAGGCCCAGGTGCTGTCGCAGCGGTCGCTTGACTTGCTGCGTCCGACGATCCGCGTGCCCGACTCAGAGCTTTGGTTTAGTTGGAATCCTCGGAACGCTAGCGATCCCGTAGACGCCTTTCTGCGAGACGCAAATCCTCCCCCCGGAGCGGTGACGGTCGAGGCGCAGTGGCGGGACAATCCTTGGTTTCCGGCCGTACTGCGCGCCGAGATGGAGTGGGACCGCGCGCACGACCCCGAGAAGTACGCGCACGTCTGGCTCGGTAAGTACGAGCAACTAACCGAAGCGCGCGTGTTCAAGAACTGGCGCATAGAGGAATTCGAGACGCCACCGAACGCCGAATTCTACTTCGGCGCCGACTGGGGCTTCGCGGTCGATCCGACCGCACTCGTGCGCTGCTGGATCGACGGGCGGACGCTGTATATAGACCGCGAGGTGTACCGCGTCGGCTGTGAGATCGAGGACACGCCGGCGCTATTCGATAGCGTTGAGGGTGCGCGGGGGTGGGTGATCCGGGCGGACAGCGCGCGGCCCGAGACGATCTCCTACATGCAGCGCCACGGCTACCCGAAGATGCGGGCTGCGACTAAGGGGCCGAACAGCGTCGAGGAGGGCGTCAAGTTCCTGCAAGGTTACGACATCGTGATTCATCCCCGGTGCAAACACGTCATCGACGAGTTCACGCTCTACCGATACAAGACGAACGCTCTAACCGGGGAAGTGATGCCGGTGCTCGAGGACAAGTCTAACCACACCATCGACAGCATCCGCTACGCCTGCGAGGGCGCCCGACGGGCCCGTCCGGTCATCGTCGCGCCGGCGTACATGGCGAAGCCTCGTGCCGACGAAGACCCCGACCACGAAGGCGCTGTGGCCGAGCGAGACAGTCACGCGCCAAAGCAGCGGAGCCGAACGCTCCCGAGCGAGTGGTAGAGATATGGCCTGGCCAAAGGGACTCAGCCGAAAGGGTTACGTTCCCGGCACCATGTCGAGCGTGATGGCAACGCGGAAGGTCATCACGCCCACCATAATCGAGCCAGTCGTTGTGCTGAAGGCCGCGCAGAAGACGACGTTCTCGCCGTACCAGGAGATCGGCTACACCGGGCTCAGGCAATTCAGCGGGTTCCTGCAAGAGGAATTCCTACAGGATCTCCGCGGGCAGAAGGGCGCCAAGATCTACCGCGAGATGGTAGACAACAATGCAGACCTTGGCGCGTTCATGCAGATCGTCAAGCGGCTCGTCCAGCAGGTGACGTGGCGCTTCGAACCATTCTCGTCTGTGCCGAAGCACGTCGAGCAAGCCGAATACTTCGACGGGTGCCTCGAGGACATGGAGCACTCCTGGCCTGAGACGCTGAGCGAGATCCTGTCCATGCTCCAGTACGGCTACGCCCCGATGGAAGTGACGCTCAAGGTACGCCGTGGGTGGTCACGGGATCCGGCGAAGCGCAGCCGCTACGATGACGGGCTGATCGGCTGGCGCAAGATGGCGCTACGGGCCCAGGACTCGGTGTGGCAGTGGAAGTACGATGAGGAAGAGCGCGAGGTGCTGGCGCTCGTCCAGATGCCGCCCCCGCACTACCGGACGACAGAGATTCCATACGACAAAATCCTGAACTTCCGCGTGGACGTGGAGCGCGACAACCCTGAGGGAAGGAGCCTTTTGCGCTCCGCGTATCAGGACTATTACATGGGAAAGCGCTTGACCGCGATCGCAGCGATCGGCGCGGAGCGGAACCTCGCCGGAATCCCCGTCATGTCGATTCCGGCAGACTGCATGAGGGGCGACGCGACCGAAGCGGAGCGGGCAGTCTATACTCGCGCGCGTCAGATCGTGGAAAACATCCGCGTGGACGAGCAGGCCGGCATCGTCATCCCGACGCAGTATGACCCCGACACGAAGCTGCCGCTTTACAAGCTCGAGCTCTTGAGCGTAGCTGGCGGGTCGAAGGCGACCGTGGACGTGGATGCGCTCATCAAGCGGCACCAGACGAACGTGCTACGGGCGGTCCTGTCGGACTGGATGATGCTCGGCACCGGGGCTACCGGATCATGGTCCCTGTCCTCGGACCGGACGGACCAGTTCGCGGTGATCCTCGGCGGGATCATGGACGTGATAGCGGGAGTAATGAACCGGCAGGCCGTCCCTGCGCTGGCATGGCTCAACGGATGGGACTTGGCCGAGTTGCCCGAGATGAAGCACGGAGACGTGGAGGCGCCCGACCTCGAGAAGCTCGGGAACTTCATCCAACGCGTCATGGCGGCCGGCGCGGTCCAGCCCGACGGCGAGCTCGAGGACTACCTGCGCGAAGCGGCGCACCTGCCGGCGAGGGTCGAGTCCGACGATGACACGGGCATAGAGACGCGCCCCACGATGCCCACGGGACGGCCCACGACGCCGCCAGAGCCCCCCGAGGACGAGTCTGAACCCGAAGAGCCCGAGGACGAGCCCGAGGAGCCAGGGCCGGCGCTGGACCAGACCGAGAAGGGCGTCCGTAGCCGCCGAGGCAGGTTCGCCCGGCAGTCCGGCGCCGAGGCCATGGCCCTACTCCGCGACCGCCAGCGCATCGGGCCAGGCGACACCGTGTCCCACGGGTTCGGGCAGGACAAGGCCCCATGGCGCTCCGGCCGCGAGATGACCCGCGAAGTTGAGTCGTCCAAGGCCCAGACGGTGGAACTAGCCGGCCTGACCGCGACCCAGCCGTGGGTCAAGCGCGAGCTCGTCCGAGCCTTCCTCGAGAATCCAGACCTCGTGCGCCACGGCCAGCGCACGATGGGCGGCACGCTCGAGGATCTCCCCGTCGTCGTCCAGCACAAGGGCAAGCGTTACATCCAGGACGGACACCATCGCCTTGCCGCGAAGAAACTCACCGGCCAGAGGACCGCACTCGTCCGTATCATAGACATGCCAGACGGCGTATCGAAAGACGCACAGGCCAGCTTCGATGACTGGCTCGTACAACCGCCGGACCCCCGGCCAAAACAGGAGGAAGCCTAAATGGCACTGCTCGTCCCGAACGTTGGCGAAGGCCGGATGATCCGGCTCATCACCAATTCCGTCGCGACCACCGGAGAGAACATCCAAATCCGGCTGTTCAAGTCCAACACGACCCCGACGTCCACCATGACCTCGTTCACCACCGACTACGTCGAGGCCACCTTCACCGGCTACGTCTCCGTCGCCGCCACGTCCGCATCGTGGAACATCGTCGAGGGCGCCCCGACCAGCGCAACCCAGTCCGCAGCCACCACGTTCACCTGCACCGCCGCGACCTCGGAGTCCATCTACGGCTACTACCTCACCCAGGCAACCTCCAGCATCCTGCTCTGGTCAGAGCGGTTCTCGGATGGCCCATACGTACTAACGAACAACGGCGACAAAATAATACTTACGGCGGTGCTCACAGTATCCACAACGTAAGAGATAACGCCATAAGAGTTGTGGAACTACAACGGTTAACACCGTCGTTTCGGCAGCCGGCATTCTGCGGAAGCAGAGGGGCTGGATGACACAGCACGGTTACATCAAGGTGAAGCGGGAAGGCAAGTATATTCCGCAGCATCGTCTCATCATGGAGCAGCAACTAGGGCGGAAGCTTGAGCCACATGAGACGGTGCATCACATCAACGGCGACGGCATGGACAACCGGCCCGAGAATCTACAGCTTCGGGCTGGCAAGCACGGCAAGGGGATTGTCCAGCGTTGTCAGGACTGCGGGTCGTTCAACGTGAGGGCGGTGCCGATATCGGAGCGGGACGGGCATGCGTAGGGAGCCGAACGCAGCGGAGCGTGCTGCGGAGTCGATGATGGCGCAGGTTGAGGCGCACGAGCCGGAGCGGCCGCTCGAGCGATGGACGTGTCCGTGCGGGCAGATCATGCCGGGGGGTGTGTTCTTTTGCGAGCATCCTGGCGGAGCGTTGTCGCAGGACATGAGGCCGCGATTGAAAGCGAGGTGAGGCGATGGCAGGCCAGGTATCGCAGTCCGAGTCGCAGCCGAACTGATGAAGGCGGCTCGTGGCTAACAAATACGCCGTAGCGTCTGGCCTATGGAGCAGCACCGCAACGTGGTCTGACACTGACGGTGGTGGCGGCGGTGCTGCGGTCCCGGCGGACGACGAT